AACAAGTAATATATAATAGAGTATTACTAGGAGATATCAATGTCAGGACGTTCATACGGCGCAGAAGAAAAGGCAAAACTAGAGCGATTGATTTCGGAAGGCAGTACAGTACTGCGTGAAGTTGAAGATCTCACAGAAGGCTTGAAAGAAACAGTCAAGGCAGTGGCAGAAGAATTACAAATCAAACCTTCAGTTATCAACAAGGCAATCAAGATTGCGCACAAAGGCAATTGGAGTTCGCATAACGAAGATTGGGAAGAAATTGAAGCAATTTTAGATATTACCAAGCGTATCTAATAAGTAATATAAAGAAAGGTCAGCGGGCCATAATCCGCAAAGCAGGTGTTTGTCAGCCCCAAGTGACAATAGGAGAAATATGAGCTATGTAGATGCATGGTTTGACCGCGAGAATGATCTTGTCAAAGTGGTCGAACGCAACAAGAAAGGTGAACGTGAGTTCCGGGACATTCCTGTCAGGCACACGTTCTATGTAAAAGACCCAAGAGGCAAACATCAATCAATCTACGGGGATGCACTAACACGCATTATCTGCAAGAACACAAAAGAACTACGCAAAGAACAGGCCATTAACAGTGGCAAGGAAATGTTTGAATCAGACATTAATCCTATCTTTGTAACCCTAAGCGAACACTACTTAAATCAAGACGCTCCCAAACTAAACGTAGCGTTTTTTGACATTGAGGTGGACTTCGATCCAGAGCGTGGCTACGCAAGTCCAGACGATGCGTTCATGCCAATCACTGCTATTGCTGTGTACCTACAATGGCTTGAGACCATGGTATGTATGGCAATTCCACCCAAGGGTGTCAAGATGGCGGACGCCAAGGAAATGGTCAAAGACTTTCCCAACACTTATCTGTTTGATAACGAAGCAGATTTGTTGGACATGTTTCTTGACCTAATACAAGATGCGGATATTGTGAGTGGTTGGAACAGTGAAGGTTTTGATATTCCCTACACTACAAATAGAGTAACTAAAGTATTAAGCAAAGAAGACACCCGCAGATTCTGTTTGTTTAACCAGTTTCCTAAAAAACGTGAATATGAAAAGTTTGGACGATTAAGCACCACATACGATTATATTGGTCGTGTACACTTGGATTATCTTGAACTGTATCGCAAATACACATATGAAGAGCGTCACAGCTATCGTCTAGATGCTATTGCTGAATATGAATTGGGCAAACGCAAAACACAGTATGAAGGCACCCTGGATCAACTGTACAACAATGACTTCCGTACTTTTGTTGAATACAACATCAATGACTGTAAACTGCTTGACGATCTGGACAAGAAACTCAAGTTTATGGATCTTGCCAACACGCTGGCACATGAATGTACAGTGTTGCTACAGACCACAATGGGTGCTGTGGCTGTTACCGAACAGGCTATTATCAACGAAGCACATCGTAGAGGATTTCAAGTTCCCAACAGAACCAAAATGAGCGAGCGTGAAGACAGTCAAGCAGCTGGTGCGTATGTGGCCTATCCCAAAGAAGGTATACATGACTGGATTGGCTCACTGGACATTAACAGTCTATATCCCAGTGCCATTAGAGCCCTTAACATGGGTCCAGAAACCATTGTGGGGCAACTGCGTCAAACATACACTGACGACTATATCGATGCACAAATGGCCAAAGGCAAAAGTTTTGCAGCCGCATGGGAAGGAGTATTTGGATCACTGGAATACACCAGTGTAATGGAACAAGAAATTGGCACTGACATTACCATTGATTGGGAAAACGGTGACGTTGATGTGCTGAGTGCTGCAGAAGTATACAGACTGATTTACGAAAGTAACCAGCCCTGGATGCTGAGTGCTAATGGCACTATCTTTACTTATGATAAAGAAGGCATCATTCCCGGACTACTCAAACGTTGGTATGCGGAACGTAAAGAGATGCAGGCCAAACTGAAAGATGCTATCAAAGCTGGCAACAAGGTAGAAGAAGAATACTGGGACAAACGACAACTGGTCAAAAAGATTAACCTCAACAGCCTGTATGGTGCCATTCTCAATAGTGGTTGCAGATTCTTTGACAAACGCATCGGACAATCAACCACACTGACAGGTCGTCAAATTGTCAAACACATGGCTGGTAAGGTAAATGAAGTTATTGCAGGCGAGTATGACTATCGTGGCAAAGCCATTATCTATGGAGATACAGACTCGTGTTACTTCTCAGCATACAAAACACTAGAAAAAGATATCAACAAAGGCCTTATTCCTTGGACCAAGGAAAGTGTTGTTCAACTGTATGACCAAATTGGTGAGGAAGTAAACACCACATTCCCACAGTTCATGCTGGACTACTTTCACTGTCCCAAGAGTCGCGGTGAAGTTATCAAAGCAGGTCGAGAAATTGTTGGCTCAAAAAGCCTGTTCATTACCAAGAAACGTTATGCTGTGTTGTACTATGACAAAGAAGGCAAGCGTACAGACGTGGATGGTAAACCTGGCAAGATCAAGGCCATGGGCTTGGATTTGAAGCGCAGTGATACTCCAGAATTTATTCAAAACTTCTTGAGCGATGTGCTTGAAATGGTACTGATGGGCAAGCCCGAGCATGAAGTGCTGGATCATATTAGTGAATTTAGAATTAGATTCAAAGCCAGACCAGGTTGGGAGAAAGGTTCTCCCAAACGTGCCAACAAGATTACTGAGTATCAAAGCAAAGAAGCCAAAGCAGGCAAAGCCAATATGCCCGGACATGTTCGTGCCAGTATAAACTGGAACACGCTGAAACGCATGTACAACGACAAGTATAGCATGGGTGTTACAGACGGCGCTAAAGTTATTGTGTGTAAACTCAAACCTAATCCACTTGGATTTACCAGTGTTGCATATCCTGTAGACGAATTGCGTTTGCCACAATGGTTTAAGGATTTGCCTTTTGATCATGCTGAAATGGAACAGACAATTATTGACAACAAGTTAGACAACTTGATTGGTGTCCTAAACTGGGACGTTACCAGCACAGAAGAAAAGAACACATTCAATTCACTATTCGAGTTCTAACATGAAAGAAATTATAATTGCAGGATATGGATTTGTAGGCAAAGCAGTAGGCAACGCTATTCAAAAACACGTTGACTTAAAGATTGTCGATCCAAAAATAAACACTAACAAAATCAGCAACTTTGCTTATACAGATGGTATCATTGTATGCGTAGGTACTCCAAGTAATCAATTAGGCGACTGTGATATCAGTCAAATTATTGATGTAATGGATCAAGTGCCTATTTACATTCCAATATTAATCAAGTCAACTGTGCCGCCGGACATGTTGGAAACTATTCTAAAGAAATATCCACAACATAGTATTTGTTATAGTCCAGAGTTTCTACGTGCCGCAACTGCCAATGCCGATTTTGTAAATCAAAAAAGTATGGTAATCGGTGGCGATGATCCAGAAGGCTTTTGGCAGTCATTGTTTCAAACAGCATTGCCCACGTGTAATATCTACTTCAACACAAGCATAACAGAAGCCAGCATGATCAAATATGCAGCCAATTGCTTCCTTAGTGTTAAGGTTGCGTTCTTTAATCAGTTGTATGACATGTGTGAAAAGAACGGCGCAGACTACAGTCTTGTTAGACAGGTGTTGACACATGATGCACGTATTGGTACTAGCCATACAATGGTTCCTGGATTGGATGGACTGCGTGGCTTCGGCGGTGCTTGTTTCTCCAAAGACACAACAGCATTTATGCACTACGCAGATCGATTACAACAATCGCATACATTGGTAGAATCAGCTATCAATTATAACAAAAAGGTTAGGAAAAATCCTTGACATTGTCAGAAAATCTAAGTATAATCACAACATATGGAGAATCTCATGAAAGACTTTTTACAAGACCTAGTAGCACATACACACAGTTTGGGCTTTTTGCCTTTGGTCAAGGTAAGCGCAAGCGATAAAGAAACTGTTATCGAAAGCATGGCTGAAGATCGTAGCGTTATTTTGAACGCCAAGACACACGCACCAGTTGATAATTTGGAAGGTACATTTGGTATGCCCAACTTGAACAAGCTGGACATTCACTTGAAGTGCCCAGAGTACAAAGAAGGTGCAAGTATTGGCATTGTTACACAACAACGAAATGGTGAAGATGTTCCAACTGGCTTGCACTTCCAAAACAACACAGGCGATTTTCAAAACGACTATCGCTTTATGAATCAAGACATTATCAACGAAAAGTTGAAGACTGTCAAGTTCAAAGGTGCCAAGTGGGACATCGAGTTTGAACCAACAAACGCCAGCATACAAAAGCTCAAGTTTCAAGCCAGTGCTCACACTGAAGAGCCAACATTCCAAGTCAGCACAGACGGCAGCGACCTGGTGTTCAGCTTTGGTGATGCAAGCACACACGCAGGATCCTTTACATTCCATGCAGGTGTTAGTGGTAAATTGAAGCAAATTTGGTCATGGCCAGTTGCAGCAGTCCAATCAATCTTGAACTTGACTGGTGACAAGACAATTCGTATTGCAGATGTAGGCGCATTAAACATCACTGTTGATAGCGGTCTTGCTGTGTACGACTATATTCTTCCAGCACAATCTAAATAATGAATAAAAATCTGACAGCCGCCCAAAGCGATTATGCATACTTCCTGCCAGCTACGTCAGGATTTTATAGCACCTATATAGGCAAACAACGCTACAGTAACTATGTGGATCCTGCACGTATTCCTGCAAGTTTTGGTCCAATGGGCATTGAGGCCATGAACTATTTGAATCCTGATGCAGCATTCTACTTTGATCACTGCTTGTACTCAGCTGGACATGCAAACTTGGATTTAAACAAACCTGATCCCAGCGAAGACATGTTTCGTAATAGGGACAGAAGCACCAGTTGGGTGTTAGGGGACTCTGGGGGTTTTCAGATCGGTAAGGGTGTGTGGGAAGGTGAGTGGAATGATCCTACTGG